GGGATGACTACTCAGATCCAGAAAAAGTATCCTAAGTATGAACTGGGTAAGCCAAAGAAACCGAGTTCTAGAAGTAGTAGTTAACGAAGTAGGTAAATCCCATGCCAGTATATCCATCCAATACCGCTGCACCACGATACTATAGGGAATTTCGGGACGAAGTACTTTCGGGAAATTTACCGATTTGTTTAGAGATCTCATTAGAGATGAATAGAATAGATCGCCTTATAGACGACCCAAAATACTATTACAACCCTAGGCCGGTGGAAGCCTTTATAGCTTTTTGTGAGAAGGAGTTGACCAAAACCGACGGTTCCTCTTTCAGGATGCTAGATTCTTTCAAGCTATGGTCAGAGCAATTATTTGGATGGTACTATTGGTCTTTTCGACCGGTCCATAATCCAGAAACGGGAAAGTTTGACGAGGTTCCTCATCTTAAAAGATTGGTAAATAAACAATATTTGATTGTCGCCAGAGGCGCAGCAAAGAGTATGTATGCCGCATTCATTCAGGCATATTTTCTAATAATTGATGGGGAAACCACCCACCAAATAGCAAGCGCCCCCACAATGAAGCAGGCAGAAGAGGTCCTTGGCCCGATAAGGACGGCTATGACGAGACGTCAGGGCCCCCTTTTCAAGTTCCTAACAGCAGAGATTAAAGGATTAGAACTAAACAGATCTAATTACAAATCTATGTTAGTAGCAACGAAACGGGGCATTGAGTCTTTTATAACGGGGTCTCTATTAGAAGTCCGCCCAATGACGATCGATAAATTGCAAGGGCTAAGACCTAAAGTTTCCACCCTAGACGAATGGCTATCGGGTGACGTCCGCGAAGATGTTGTGGGCGCCGTCGAACAAGGAGCTTCTAAGCTAGAAGACTATATTATTATAGCGGTTAGCTCAGAAGGAACCGTTCGAAATGGCTCTGGTGACGAAGTAAAGCTTGAGTTAAAGAAGATTCTTAATGGGGAATACGACGACCCCCATACGAGTATCTGGCATTACAAGTTAGACTCGACAGATGAGGTTTCGAACACCGAAATGTGGGTTAAAGCTCAGCCAAACATCGGTATCACAGTTTCTTACGAGGCATACCACAAAGATGTGTTAAGAGCCGAAAAAGCGCCTAGTACTAGGAACGACATTTTGGCTAAAAGATTCGGTTTGCCGATGGAGGGGTATACGTACTTTTTTACGTATGAAGAAACCCTTGGCCATCAAAGAGTTGGATCGTTTTCACATATGGAGTGCGCCATGGGCGCCGATTTGTCCCAGGGCGATGATTTTTGCAGCTGCACATTTCTATTTCCCATACGAACTGGAGAGTTCGGGGTTAGATCTATCAGTTTTATCACGGAAAGGACTCAGAAGCTCTTGCCTGGCGTGGCAAGATTCAAATACGACGAATTTGGGCGAGAGGGAAGCCTCATCGTACTAGAGGGAAGCGTATTGGATATGATTGAAGTCTTTGACGTCTTAGACGAGGAGATAAACAGAAGAAGATACGAAGTAATCGCTATGGGATATGACCCATACAACGCAGAAACGTTTGTCAATCGTTGGAAACAGCAGACCGGACCCTTTGGCATAGAAATTGTCAGACAGGGCGTTAGAACTGAATCTGTTGCTCTTGGTGAGATAAAGAAATTATCAGAAGATCGTCTGCTATTGTTTGATGAGCAGATGCTTAGTTACTCCATGGGAAACGCAATGGTTATTGAGGATACGAATGGCAACCGTAAGCTTGTAAAACGACGGTATGAATACAAAATCGATCCAATCTCGGCCCTGATGGACGCTTATGTGGCATACCAACGGAACATCGAAATGTTCCGTTAGAAACAATCACTTATAGGAGTTGTTTATGTCCGAAGTGGACAAATCATTGAAGCTAGCCAGTGGCGATGACATCTATGCTTTCCGTAAAGAGCATCCCGCTCTTTCTTGGGTGGACGTAGGTGCACATTACAATGAGCCCTGGACCACAGTAAAAAGCCGTGAATATCGTTATCGAAAAGGAGTCGGTTTGCCAGGGCTAGCAGTAAACCAGAGCAAGCGACACATAAACGATGACGAGCTTCCAAATTGGGAAGGCGGCAAAAAACATAGGGTTACATTCACGGATAAAGGATTTAAAGCAGAGATCTATAGCGAGTCCGATCGAATCAAAAACCTAGATGATCTACTTGCTTCCAGTAACACGGATTTGACAAAGTGGAAAGTCGCAAGACACATTATAAATGTGTGGGAGGGAGGACGAAAGAAGAAAGTAGTCGATTTGACATGGAACAATGGAGTCATGGATGGCTTTGTTGAAGATAGTGGCGAGTGGCAACTAACCGATTTTTGGCAAGTTAAGGTTTTCCTAGAACCAAGACAAGAAGAGCCGTATGAAGAGGCCTTAAAAGACCTAATTGAGAAGGTTCGAAAACATGCGCCAACATATGACGCCGACAAATTAACATACACTCCAATTCTTGACGGATATGTAGCTGTTCCGAATCTTTATGACGCCCACTTCGGAAAACGTCCCCATCGTAGCATAGAATACACCTTAGAACAAGCTAGGGACGACTTCGTAAAGATAGCAGAGGCGATTGCGGCACAACTGAAAATGGGGCCAAAGACGGTTGATCAGATTTTATTCCCAGTTGGTCAAGACATCCTACATGTTGATAATCTTTTCGACAAAACGTCAAGAGGAACGTGGGTAGAGGCGTCCGTTGACGCCAGACAAGCGATAGACGCGGCCTGTGAGGCCGTTGCTAAGGCCACAGAAGCGTTTGCTACTGTTGCGCCCGTGGTTATCTATCCGGTTGAAGGAAACCACGATAGACTTCAAACCTATTGGCTTGGTAAGTACCTAGAGGCGTTCTTTTCAAACCACCCATATGTTACTGTAAATTCAACGAAGCTTGAGCGCCAATACCACCAATGGGGTCGAGTAGGAATCGGAATGACCCATGATGGAAGCAAGCCACAAGAGTTAGCGGGTCTATTTCCTATTGAGGCTCGATATATGTGGCCCGAGGTTGAGTGGACGGAGTGGTTAACCGGGCATTTGCACCAAAAACGCGGGGCTCTTTATGCCGTTGACACCATAAGAAATACGGTAATTCGTACTATATCTGCCCTGTGTAATATGGACAATTATCATTCGTTACACCTATATGTCGGCACCCATAGGGCTGCCGATGTTCTTTATTATCATAGCGAGAACGGGCCTGCGGGCTCATTTCCTATATTTGTATCCGAGCTTAGCTAAAGGAGATAGAAATGGCACATTACTACAAGATAGGGTTTCACACCGGTCCTGGTGGAAATAGAAATGGGATTGGAGAGTATTGGTCACAACTCGATGCCGAGGGTATTCCAGCGACTTTAATTTCGGTAGACGACTACGGTCCCTGCTACGAACTGGAACAGATCGCCAAGATAAGTGGCGTCCCACACAACATTCTTTTCCGACTCAATGCCTCAATACCGAATTTCAATCCAGACGTCCCCGATTATACAGTAACTCCTGAAGTTGCTGCAGAAAAATGGTGTAAAGCCATACTACCCTACCTTCCACCGGAATTTTTGGAAGGGGATGCGCGCAGTCGCGTTCGACTTCTTGTCGGAAACGAAGTGGATAAGAATCGAGCGTCGTGGCTTGGGTATTGGGCCCTTTACGTGGCAAAAATACTCAACCCAATGGGTATTAGGATAGCCGCTTTTGCTTGGTCTACAGGAGAACCCGAGTATGAGGATTGGACGGAGCCCGGAATGGCAGAGTATCTGCGATATTGTGATAAGAATCCAGAAATGGCCGCTGTTGCTGTCCACGAGTACAGTCTATCACAAAATCTGAAAGATGGATGGGGATATTTGGTTGGAAGATTCGAATTCATATACGATGCTTGTTATAACCTTGGAATTAGTGCTCCCAAGATATTCATTACCGAGTTTGGGTGGGAGTATCAAGACGTTCCAAGTCCGAACGTGGCTGTTGAGCAAATGTGGGACGCGGCAGTTCTATACAACGATTTTCCGGAAGTTCATGGTGCGATGATTTGGTATCTTGGACCTGGTTTTGGCGATATTGCCAACCAAGCTCAGAAGCTTATCCATCCAGTAACTTTAGAATCGTTGGCATGGGGATACGATCCCGGTCCAATTGAACCTCCTCCCCCTCCTCCCCCTCCTCCCCCTCCTCCGCCAACCGGAGACATTGATCTGAAAGATTACTTCTGTCCAGAGGAAGGCTCGACCCACGGGCCAATTTATATGTTGGTGAATAATTGGGGTCAGGGTCCCGAGAGGACACACCTCTCCCGAAGCCCAGAAGGCTCCGATCAACATTTCTACGTTAGTAAGAATGGCAATTGGGAGCGACGGTTTGTTGGCGAAGATTGGATTTATCTTCAAGCCGATACCAGCCGAAACGCAAAAGAGTTCTATACGATCGAAGGCGACCCCTGGCTTCCTCGATTCATGGCTCCAGAACAGACGCACTATCGTGAAGAGTTGGTTCGAATCTACAATTTCGAGGGTTGTGAAGAGATCGCATCCTACGTTTTTGGAAGCCACATTAAGATGGTCGGCTATGACACAAAGGCGATCGCAGGATTTGGTTTCGACGTTGTCAAGATTATCTGGATCATAGACGGCGTTATTGAGGAGTGTTATTGGTACGGGAAACACGTCGGCTTAGTTGCTTGGACGAAAAAGAATGGCAAGGCCAGTTTCTTAGACGAATTCGTTCCAAAGAACGAGGAACCGAATAAGGTGGAATGGCAGTGCGCGGTTTTGGACGAACGTCGTCCCGCCATCGAGCCTCCTCCGCCTCCGCCTCCTCCGTCAATTAACGAGCTACATAAATTGGCTTGGGATCTAACCGTTGATATGCAAGAAACGGGAAACGGTGGCATTCAACTCAATACTGAGGCCGGCATCCAACAACAAATGAACCTTGATAATGAGGCAGGATTAAACTTACAAAAGGTGAGTGACGAGATAGTGATCAACGGCAAGACATTTATGGCCGCTGAATCGTTAACTGGCACCGTTGCCAGACGAGTTTACGTTTGGGAGTCGGGGCAAGACATTTACTTTTTCGAAGATTATGAAGGAGAAGCTCACCCTTTTTAGCCTGGCCCATTCTAAGAGAAAAACAAACATACTTCGCAGATTGGGCAGTCTTTAGAGCACCGAGAGATTATAATGATGATGGAGTCAAGGAGTCTGAGCATGAGGGGTTAGACTTTCATGCCGAGACCGGCGACATTATTGTTCCCTGTATGGATGGTCGTGTGGTCTGGTCTAGTGATCAACGACGTAGTGGC